CCAAAACGCACACCAAATCACCCCACTAAATCCCACGTTGTTGTCGCAAAACAAGGCGACAAAGTAAAAACAATCCGATTTGGTCAGCAAGGGGTCCGTGGTGCTGGGAAAAATCCAAAATCAGCGAAAGATAAGGCTAGAAAGAGGTCATATTATGCACGACACAATGCACAAGATGCCAATCCTTCTAAATTATCTGCGCGATATTGGTCACATAAAGTAAAATGGTAGTAATTTAGGAGTAAAGAGCTATGAAAAAAGAACCTACTGTGGATCAATTATACGCTGAACATCTAAAACAAGAAAAAAAGCTTGAAGCGGAAGATGCAAGACGATTTAAAAAAAGACAAATAGATTTTAATAGGTACATAAAAAAAGTGGAACGTGAAAAGTACGGCCCACCTAAAAAGAAAAATAAACCCACAAGAAAACTTAAAAGAATTTAATAACTTAGGAGTAAAGAGCTATGTACGGTATGAAAAAAGGCAGTGGCAAGAAGAAAATGAACGGCATGAAGAAGAAGAAAAAGCCAGCTATGAAGAAGAAAAAACCTACCATGAAAAAGCGAATGGGCTACTAATATGAAGAAAAAACCTACTGCAAAGAAGCTAACGGCACGGCAAGAAGCTACTTTGAAGAAGCATTCGGTGCATCATAGCGCAAAGCACATGGCTATGATGCGTAAAGAAATGAAAGCAGGGGCTAGTTTTACTGCTGCTCATAAGAAAGCTCAGAAAAAGGTGGGTAAGTAATGGTAAATCGTAGAACTGGTAAGCCAAAAGCAAAAGCCAAGCCAAAATCTAAGTCACGAGTTAATGAAGCAGGTAATTACACCAAGCCTACTATGCGGAAACGTCTGTTTGAACAGATAAAAGCAGGTGGAAAAGGGGGTAAACCTGGGCAATGGAGTGGACGCAAAGCGCAAATGCTGGCTCGTGCTTATAAAAAAGCTGGAGGAGGTTATAAAAGCTAATGCCTTTTAAAAAATATTCTTCAAAGCAAAAGAAACTTGCTAGGGTAGCTAAACCAAGGGACAAAATTACAGGCGCAGACTTTAAGAAGTTGAAAAAACGGAAGAAAAAGTAAGTGGCTTTAAAAAAATCCCAGAAAAGCTTAAAGAAATGGACCAAGCAGAAGTGGCGAACTAAGTCTGGTAAGCCTAGTACGCAAGGCCCTAAAGCTACAGGTGAAAGGTATCTGCCTGAAAAGGCTATAAAACGGCTTTCTTCTAAAGAATACGCTGCAACTAGCCGAAAAAAGAAGGCAGATACCAAAAAAGGCAAGCAATTCTCGGCTCAACCTAAAAAAGTAGCGAAAAAAACGAGAAGATACAGAAAATAACTTGACCAGATTGGTTGAGTGTTACTAATATACAGACTTTCGTACCTCTGAACGATATCAGAGCGTGTCGTACACGGTAAAAACGGCCTCGTCTGACAGACGTTAAAGGTTCCAAGGGTCGCGCCTTGTTCAAATTTGCGCTAAGACGTACCTCACGATACGAGGAAACGGATTAGCCGTACCATAAGACGGCTAGGGTGGGCTTATGCCCAAAGTGTAACGCATAATGGAGAACCGAAATGGCTCTTACTAACTTTGCGTCGCTGACTAGCAACCAATTAACCGCTTGGTCACGCGACTTTTGGCGAGTTGCACGTAACATGTCGTTCATTAATCAGTTCGCAGGGGCTGGTCAGAACGCTATGGTTCAGCGTGTAACCGAATTAACAAAGAATGAAAAGGGTACTAAAGCAGTCATTACGCTATTAGCGGATATGACAGGCGATGGTATCACTGGTGACAACACTCTGGAAGGTAATGAAGAAGCACTCAGAAGCTTTGACATCACCATCGAGCTAGATCAGCTACGATTTGCAAACCGCATGTCTGGTAGATTGGCTGACCAGAAGAGTGTTGTTAACTTCCGTGAGCAATCTCGTGATGCACTAGCATATGCTATGTCTGATCGAATAGACCAGCTGGCGTTTTTAACGCTCTCTGGTATTGCTTACACCAATAAGACAAATGGCGCATTGAGAAATGCATCTCCGACAGCAGGACATGATTTGGCAGACCTTGAGTTCTCTTCTGATGTTTCTGCTCCTACAGGTGACAGGCACAGAAGAGTCAACGGCAATGACCTTGCAGCAGGTGACACTACTGCAGTAGCTGCTACTGACGTTCTGAAGTATCGACACATTGTTGATCTAAAAGCCTATGCCAAGGATAACTATATCCGTGGTATGCGTGCTGCAGGAAACCAAGAGGTGTTTCATTTATTTGTAACGCCTTCTCAGATGGCCGATCTTAAACTTGACTCAGACTTCTTGGCTAACGTCAGACAAGCTTCAATTAGAGGACCTCAGAACGAACTGTTTTCAGGCACTTCTAGCTTGATGGTTGATGGCGTAATGGTCCATGAGTTCCGTCATGTTTACAACACATCTGGCGCAACCTCTGGTACTAGCTCCAATGCTGGTGCAGCTGGCTACAAGTGGGGTTCAAACGCTGACGTAACAGGTGCGAGAGCCTTGTTCTGTGGCGCACAGGCCCTAGCTATGGCTGACATTGGGTTGCCTGAAATCGTTGAAGATACTTTTGACTACGAGAACCAAGCTGGTATCTCAATAGGCAAAATCTTTGGCCTCCGTAAACCTAAGTACAACAGTGATCACAGCGGCTCCGTTCAGGACTTTGGTGTTATCGCTCTTGATACTGCTCAATAAGGGGGAATGACAAATGGCGACATTTACATCTGACTCTGTATCTGGCAACTCTGCGTTCCAGAACTTTCCCCAAGGTAATTTGGGAGTTAGGGTAGCATCTTACTCAATCACTGCTGCGCTCTCAGCCGCTGATATTATTCAGATGGTTGATGTGTTTAAAGGTGAGACAGTTTATGGTGTTATTTTAACTACGACTGACCTTGACACTGGTGGCTCACCTTCTATCGTCTTAGACGTAGGGTACGGTGGCGCAGCTGCTTCTCTCATTGATGGCTCAACTATTGGTCAAGCTGGCGGCACAGCCTCTAGCCTTGCAATAGGTAACGCTACTCATGGTAGTACAGCGACTGCCCCAGTAGCATTTTCTGCTGATGACACAATTGATGTGACAGTACAAGCAGGACCTGCTACGGGTGCTACCTCTGGTACATTAACTATGTACCTCATTGTAGGATAAAACCTATCGAGTCCTCTCTTTCGGGGGAGGACTCATTTTACTGGGAGTAACTTATGGTTATGCCTCGAAAGAACCTACGATCTAGAAGGTCAGAGAATAAAGTAAAAAAGAAAACCCGTACTAAAGGTGACGGTGGTAAAGCTAATATTGCAAAGCGGTATCCAGATAGTGCTGCTGCACAGCAAAGTCGAAAACCTAAAGTTACTGTTGAAGGTCCTAAAGCTGCAAAGCGCACCTTAGATCAACAGCGGTTACGAGAAGGTAAAAAAATAGTGACTGATGTAAAGTCACCGCCTAAACCACCAAAAACAAATCGTAGAGCTTTTGGCACAGGGTCTTCAAAGGTTATAAACCGTAACGGCAAAATGCTTGCTAATGTATCTGCAGAGCAATTGAAAAAGACAGGCATGAGCTTGCGTCAGTATATGAATGCTTGGAATAAAACAGGTAGCCGTCCAACAAAGAAGTCTAAATAAGGAGCAACTATGAAAGTAGTTTCTGAATCTGATCTGCGAGTAGCATTGTTAAGTGGAGCAGTTGTTTTATTTGAAGCAGGAGTTGAGCGTGAAGTTTCTGATGAGATAGGTTCCGTTGCATTGCAAATGGGGGCTAAATTATCAGGCGCACCTGAACCAGTTGTGGAATCGGCTGAAGAACCTGCTGAAACTTGGGTAGAAGAAGTTGCTGCAATGGATACTGACATTGAGATTAATCTTAATGATGAGCCTAAAACTTTTGAGGACTTAGACACTGTAGTAGCTGCGATAGAAACGCTTGTTAATGAGAGTAATCCTGAAGATTTTAAAGCAGATAACTCTCCAAAAGCTGCCGCTGTCAATCGAGTTGCTGGCCGTACTGTAGCAACAGATGAAAGGGAAGCTGCATGGCAAGCCTATTTAGATAGGTGATAAATGACTGTTACAGTTCAAAGTGTTTTAGATAGAGTTCAACA